GTGGCAACGAATGACACGGCTACCCGGAGGTTCAACCCCCTATTTTAAATGTGTCACTCTATAGAGTCCGTCAAGTTTCGGACAATCACCAGTGCGGGACAAGCGCGTGGGTGTGGTCCCAGAACATCACGTCAGTGATGTCTGGGTTATGTAATAAATAAAACATGAAGTTATGAAAAACATGTATTTGATATGAAACATGTATGTAAAAGCTAGCGCTTATTTGTGTCACACATTTTAATGTGGTATGGTGCATTTTGTATGGTTTCCTAGGCCAATTTTATTGCTGTAACGGCCACCGACATCGATGGCCCACCATGGACACAAACATGCGTATCGCATTGTTTATTTTCTTTTCCATTGTTTTCTTATGTATATGTAAATGAATTCCACACTTGTGTGTGGTTTCGATACAATGTTATATGAAGCTTAAACTCTTGTAACTATGACGCACGATGTGATGTCATTGGTGACACCAGATGGCGCTGGGTTCTGAGTACTCATAGTATACTCAGTACCTGAACAGACGATCCTAACTTGAAAAATGAGATCACCCGAACTCTCCACTGTAGCTGAGACGTGGGCCTGTTGCCCAGTGCCTTGCGACTCCCTGGTCCCTCGTGTGTTACGTGAATTCGCTACAACAACGAAAGATGTCGTGCCAATAGGCGCAACTTCGATGTATGCAACGACATCCACAAGAACCTCAGTGGGTGAGGTGGGTATAACAACTGGGGCCCAGGTAATACGCCATAGACCGGCTGGTAATAGGCGTGCTCCGTCGACACCCGAAGTGGGTGCACCACCAGTACTAGCGTCTTCTGGCAATAAGCCAAAGGCGTCATAAATACTGGACATACTGAGACGGTTAGTGGTTGAGTCAGCGAACGTGTCTGACTTCGTTGAGAAAATGGCAGATTGGCTTGGTGGTGCCGAAGTGGGTCCGACATGTGGATGAAACAAATCAACTGAGTATTCAATCCAGATGTCGCCAATGGCGGAGGCCACTACACTACTGCCGTCAACGATGAAGTAAACGTTGAGTGCATCATAGAGGGTAACAATATCATTACCTTGCGCAGTATTGCGAATCAGGCGCTTCTTCCGGAGTGCAGAGGTGAAACTCTTTGCGCTCTTGACGGAGAAGTCGGGCCATGACTGTTCCTCCCAAATAACTCCGTCGGTGGCGTACTCAGACTGCATCGCGTTGATAAGCGAAGCAGGAGATGGCTCACCAGCGTCGAAATTACTGGAGAATGCAACAGTGCCTGCAGAGGTTGCTGCAACACGAGGCACATATTTGAATGACAATGCATGTATGGAGTACTTTTCAAATCGATTAGCGATCTGATTCGTCCAGGGGAAGGTCTCACCTAACCCTGGGTTAATAGGATACTTCATAACGTGGTAGCCATTGTCCTTTACGGTACGCACGGTGATTAGACTCCGGTGAGTGATACGTGTGCCACCTTCAATGTGAGTGAAGGATGGCTGTGTACTACTCATTTGCTCGGAGTAACCAAATGGCATGCCAACTTGTGCTTGTTCTGCACGGAACTTTTCGTGTAGACTGTGGTGTCTATGGAGGTGATGGTATCTATTCACTTCAGGCACGGACACAACGTATGATTCATTACCTACACCACTGTAACCGGTGGAGTAGGGCTCAAAGTCAGACGATATGTTAGCTCGCGCTGGAGCTTGCGCTGCCTGTGGAGAAGGCCCGCTTGTGTATAGATCACTTCCTGCAGGAGATTTGATTTCACCCTTTGTTTCACCTCGAGAGACCGATGTCTCCGGGTGAGTAGTTGAAGCTTCATCAACAGCAAGATCTGCAACCCCACGAACAGCACCAGTGACATCGCCGGCAATAACACTTCTAAGTATTTGTGCGGTATCGGCACCTTCACGCCTAACTTCATCAGAAGCAGACCTGAGGCTATCATGCAGTGCGCTAGCAGGTACGCCACCACCACCCATGGCTGGCCCAGAGCCAGCTGTAGGGCTGGCATCTGTGGCGGTTGAGGTGGGCACACGGGTACGTGTGTGAAATGGCGAGCTGACGTCGGTGTTGTGAGCAGATCTTCGTTGGAGGGACATCGACCCATGGTCGGAGGAGTACAAGGAACGTGAGGGTTCACGTTCCTCGATTCTCCGATGGTTGACAGTACCGCCGGTTTGGTCATAGACCGAATCGGGGATGTCAGGAAATTCATATTCACTCATCTAAAATGTAAATAAATTTGAGTATGGATGGATTTGCACTAGGAAAGGTGCGTAATGTAAGGCAGTGATACGATAGGTTGTAACTCACTGGCTTCACGCGACCCCCATTGGTAGTATTGAGGTGTGAATGCATTGTAGACAAGCTCAGCGTTAGCTTGCTGTACAGGCGATATTCCGAAGGCCAAGGCAAATGACACGCGTGATTCTATGGTTATTTCCACAGAGTCGTCCATCCCGCGTGCCATGTACTGCATACCTGTTTCCATACGATTTGCCGCAGATCTTCGTGATCCACGACCCATCATATGGTAGTATGCCGACATCAAAGGTACACCAGAACATAGTGCTTTCCCACAGTCTGCGAGCGCACCTCTCTGGCTGTCCC